ATACAACAGCGCAACCGAATCAGAGACGTCGTGGTGTAAGAGTTAATTTAGATACGAATAGAATTATAGTTACTTTTACAGCAGAGAGATTTAATAATACAGGTGGTTCTAGACGATCCGGTACATATTATGCTTATGTTTTTAAAGGCGAAAAAAGCACTGATTTTTCAATGGATGTAAGAGATGCGAAGGGTAACCAAATACACGGTGAGAAGCGTAAAAAAAACAAGCGGTCGACGACAAGCACAACACCTCCTCTAGTGAACACTACAATTTCATCTAGTGGCGGTACTACACCTAGTGGTGGTATTGTACCTTAAACAGTAATAAATAACTTGCTTTTTAATATTATATTACTACAATGAATATATATGAAGGAAGTATTTCAATCAGCAAAAGTAATCGAGTTGGGCTCATGTGCATTTAGACAGTGGCGCGCCACTAGTCATTGTAGATTTCTACACGGATATCAGCTTAAAGCAAAATTGTGGTTTGGTTGTTCTGAATTAGATAACAAAGGCTGGGTAGTTGACTTCGGTAGTCTTAAAGCTCTTAAAGACGAACTTAAGAGTATCTATGATCATACTACTACAGTCGCTCTTGATGATCCAGAACTTGAAACTTTTAAGAAATTGCACGATAGCGGTATTATTCAGCTATATATTGTTAGAAGGGGTGTAGGTGTTGAACGTACAGCAGAATATGTCTTTGAAATTGCTCAAAGACACATTGACTCTATTACTAATGGTCGATGCTGGGTAGATAAGGTAGAAGTCTTTGAACATGATGAAAACTCTGCTATTTTTAGTAATGACCAACACAAGTATAACACTACAGCAGGACTTAATTACAATAAAAATCCTCTTGTAGGAGTAGTCAATACTGGGGTAGTAGGTGAAGCAATAACGCAAACAATTAATACATCTAGTATAGCACCGGTTGGATTTACTGGCGCAGCACATGTAGGCCCAAGCAATGTATCAAACGGAATGGGTAATCCGTTCGCTGGTACTAGTTGGGGTGCTTAACGCTGTTTTGCTTCTAATACCTTAACAATAAACTTAAGAATCTTACTTCTAACGATTTCAGATTCTCCAAATTCGAATGCGTGGATTCTATGATCCACGCATTCTTCTGTATTAAAGCGATCATACACCTCCTTAAAACCAGATTGGTTCCCAATATCACTCTGATTTAAATCACCACATATTACATATTTCGTGTTTTTACCGAAGCGTGTTAAGATCGTTACAAGCTCACTCAAAGATAAGTTTTGTGCTTCATCTACGATAACTAATGAATCATTAAAGGTCAAGCCTCGTACAAAGTTAACAGGCACAGCACGAATAATCTCATTAGACTTGAGATTATTACATGTACTAGAATCTGTAATTTCTGTTATTTTCTCTATTAATGGCATTGCATACGGAGAAAATTTATCATCAATCTCTCCTGGTAGAGCACCAATACTGCGGGATGCAGATTCAATAACAGATCGAATGTAAATAATACTTGATATTTTCTTCTCCTTAAGCAATTCAAGACCTGCTAATACAGCAATATATGACTTAGCGGATCCAGCTGGACCTGCTACAAAAGCCATATTTGTTTCATCAGCTTTTATACTATTATAAAATTGCTGGTGATTAGTGTTGAAGTGGAAAGGTTTCTTGATTTTAAAATCAAGTATCCAGTTTTTTTGAAAAGAAGCCTCAATTTCTGATACTTCCTCCAAACCAGCAGACTTGCGCTTACGCGCCACTTTACGGGTCATGTTAATATTATTTAATCAAAACACTTGAAATATCGAACTGTTGTACTACTATAATTATATGATTATTGACTGCGATAAGGAAGCGATGTTTTTATCTAACGACTTTGTATTTTTTACGATTGAGGGAGAAGGTGAGTATGTTGGAAAGCCTTCTGTCTTTATGCGACTAGCGAGCTGCAACTTAACGTGTGCAGCATTTATTTCTGAGGACTCTCCGCATGGCTGTGATTCATATGTTTCATGGTCAGTAAAGAATAAGATGACGTTTAATGAGATCTTTAAGCTATTTGAAGATGGAGGACATATAGCTCATTTAAGAGCTGGTGCTATCTTAAAATTAACTGGTGGTGAACCGCTTGTTTCAGGTAAGCAGCTCATTAAGTTTATCGAAGCGCTGGTTGCAAAGTATGATTTCTTACCGCAGATAGACTTTGAGACTAACGCTACTATTATGCCGGATGAACGCTGGGTCACAGAATTTAAAGCTACCTTTACAACATCACCTAAATTAACAACAAACGGTGATCCCGAAGAGAAAACATACAAGCCCGCGGTGTTAAAGTGGCATCGTGAACATGGCTCTGGCTTTAAGTTTGTTATAACGCGGTCAGAGGATATAGATGAAATTTGGCGTAAATATGTTGATGATTACAATGGTATTAATGTACCGCTAAAACGTATATGGTTTATGCCTTGCTGTGGATCTAGAAAAGAACACGTAGAAAACGCACCTGCAGTAGTTGAGTATGCTAAGTCAATGCATGTTAACTTTAGTCCGAGATTACATTTACTTGTGTGGGATAAAGCATTATCTGTATAATATATTATTGATTGACTTTTAAAGAATTATCAATAAATTACTATTAATATGAGAATTGCAGTATCAGGTACATCTAACACGGGAAAATCGACCCTAGTTAAAAACATTTTGGCAGTGTGGCCTATTTATAAAACGCCTTCCAAGACTTATAGAGATGTTATTAAAGAAAAGAATTTACCACACTCGTCAAACACATCTGTTGATACACAGTGGGATATTCTTAACTTTATGTTAGATCAACTACAATCTACTAATACTAGTTCTAATATTGTATTTGATAGATGTCCACTTGATAACCTTGCTTATACTCTGTGGGCTCATGATCATGAAATTGAAGGCTTTACCAAAGAATATGTAGATAAAGCGATTAAACTTACCAAAGAATCAATGAGACATCTAGATCTCATCTTACTCCTAAGGTATGACGAATCTATTAAAATTGTTAATGATGAATTACGTGATACAAACACCGTCTTTATTAGAGAGATAGATGAAATGTTTGATGCCCTATATATTCAATATAGGCAGAATTATGAAGCAGATATATTTTATCCGAAAGATGATTCACCAGGTATTATTGTACTGCCGACCAATCCACAACAACGTATCGATATGATTTCTGATTACCTTACACCTACAGGTGAACTATATGGTGAGGAAGAATCTATTTTTAACCCGGAAAAAATGAGTGAACTTGAAGCACTTGTAAAGCAACAAAAAGCAGCACTTGACCATGAAGAAGCAGAAAAGGCACTTTATGAAAAATTTGGTATGGCTAAGTCTACAGCAAATCCAGTTTCCCGCCTAATATCTCAATAGTAGCTCTGTCTGTTGTTGTTAGATTGAAGTTTCTGTCCTTAATATATATATCAATATATTTCGCCGTAATGTCGTTTATATTCGAAGGACCAATGAAGGTAGATAGAAGTGAATTAACTGTAAAGCCATACTGGTTAGTTTGATATGGTATTGTAAAATATACTCGGATAGCTGATGTTGCGGGAACGAAAGTAACTGAAGATATATTTGTACTATTAGTAAGTTTCGGTCCTCCTGAATTATAGCCTGATAAACTAAAGACAGCGTAAGTTTTTGTAGTAATTGATGCTAGTACAAATGCGCAAAGCGCAGCTGTATTACTAGTATTATTTGTAATTAAATCACCAAACGTTGTATTATCTAAAGTAAAAGTTAAATTAGCAAAATCTATAATAGATGTAGCGTTAGGTGTTTCTACTATAAGGTAATCTCCTGTAATAACATCACTAATTTCAGGAAGCTCCTTTATGTTTAAATATGTATTTTTACCGTCTGTACATGCCATATATGTATTTATTATAGTTGATCTTTTATTAGAGGTGATATAATTACTAATGTAATGGGTGATGAAAAATATAAGGTTGGTGTAGGTGTTATTACGTGTAATCGTCCTGAATATTTGTACAATTTGTTGAATAGTATTAGACCGTCGTGTGCTGTGGATGAACTTGTAGTAGTTAACGATGGTGAAAATATCCCCGGTCCTAGTCTTCCATCTCCTTGTACCTATCTCAGGAACGTAACTAATTTAGGTGTAGGTAAATCAAAAAACAGAGCTATTCAGCATCTTCTAGATGAAGGGTGCGATTATATTTTTATTATTGAGGATGATACAATTGTGCTAGATGAGTTAATTTTTGATCGTTATATACAAGCAAGCAAAGAGACAGGTATACAACACTTTAATTTCGGACCTGGTACACCATTTAATAGAAAGCAGGAAATAGCTAACTATGATCTTCATAATAGACATCTGCTAGATAATAAATCTAAACCTAATCCAAAAATTACTATAGAA